GGTGAAAAAAACGCGCGCCGGGTTCAAGACGTTTCCGAAATGTTCATGGGCGGGCAATCCGTTCTTTCTTTTGATGCTCGGCGCAATGTCGGGTGGGGGTTGTTATGCCTAGTGGTGGTGCTCGTTCTAGTAGTGGCCCTGCGCCTGATCCGTCTGCTTTGCGGCGTGATCGTGTGGGGGATGCGGGGTGGACGACTTTGCCGTTGGGCGGGTTTGACGGGCCGGTTCCGTTGTGGCCGTTGAGTGGTGCGGATGATGTTGAGTCGGTGTATTGGGTTGAGTTGTGGCGGAAGCCGCAGGCGGTCATGTGGGCGCGTCTCGGTATGGGGCGACAGTTGGCGGCGTATGTTCGCGCGTTTGTGGAGTCCACGGAGCGTGAGGCGTCGGCGGGTTTGAAAACGGCTGTGCTGCGCATGGAGGGTGAGCTGGGTTTGAGCTTGCCCGGGATGCACTCTCTGCGGTGGAAGTTTGCTGAGGATGAGGTGGCGGCGAAACGTGGTCGGCCTGTGGCTGTGCCGCGTACTGCTTTAGATGATGTTTTGGATGCTCAGGGGTGAGCGTGTTGCGTGTTGTGCCCCGTTGGGTTCAGGCGCATTGCATGATCCCTGATGGGGATTCGCGCGGGTTGCCTTTCCTGTTGGGTAGTGAGCAGGCGAAGTTTATGGTTGAGCATTACCGGGTGAAGGCGTCGGCGCAGTTGGGCGATAAGTCGTCGGCGTTTACGTTTCGCCGGTCTCAACTGGTGCGGGCGCAAAAGTGGGGCAAGAGTCCTTTTGTGTCGGCGTTTGTGTGTGCTGAGGGTGTCGGCCCGGTCTTGTTCGACGGGTGGGCATCGGGCGGTGAATTGTTTGATTGTCGCAATGTTGGGTGCGGGTGCGGGTTCACGCATGAGTATCGGGCGGGTGAGCCGATGGGCCGCGCGTGGGCGACTCCGCTCATTCAAATCACGGCAACGTCTGAGGATCAGACAGACAACACGTATGACGCTTTGCGCCCGATGATTGAGTTGGGGCCGCTTGCCGAGATCATCCCGCGGACGGGTGAGGAGTTTATCCGGTTGCCGGGCGGTGGCCGCATTGACGCGGTGACCTCCAAAGCAAACTCTCGACTTGGGCAGCGGATCACGTTTGCTGTGCAGGATGAGACGGGCCTGTGGGTGAAGGCGAACGGTGGTTACAAACTGTCTGCTACTCAACGCCGTGGTCTTGCCGGTATGGGTGGCCGGTCGATTGAAACGACGAACGCGTGGGACCCTGCGCAAGATTCGGTTGCTCAGCAAACGTTTGAGAGTCCCGCGTTGGACGTGTACAAAGATTTCCGGCAACCGCCCGCGAACTTGTCTTTTCGGGATAAGCGGCAACGGCGCAAAATCATTGCCTTCAACTATGAGGGCGCACCGTGGGTGTCGGCGGATGCGATTGAGGCTGAGGCCGCGGAGCTGATGTTGAAAGACCCTGCGGATGCGGAACGCTTTTTCGGCAATCGAGTTGTTGCCGGTACGGGCACTTGGTTCCAACTTAACGATTGGGATTCGCGGGCAAACCCCGTTGACGTTGATTCGCGCGCAATGGTGTGTGGTGGGTTTGACGGGTCGGACAATAACGACTGGACAGGTATTCGGTTGGAAACTGTGGGCCAATACCAATTCACGCCCACATATCGGGTTGGTGATGATGACCGGCCTACCGTGTGGAATCCGGTTGATTGGGGCGGGCGTATCCCGCGCAGTGAAGTGTTGGCCGCTTTTGATTACATCGAAACGCATTACAACGTGATCCGTTTTTACCTCGACCCCCAATTTTGGGAAACTGAAATTGACATGCTGGGCGAAAAGTATGGGGTCAAGAAGTATTTGAAATGGCCCACTAATCAGGTGGGCCGCATGTATCCCGCGTTGGAGCGTCTGAAAACTGACGTAACCAATCGCGAATCTAACTTTTCGCACGACGGCGACAAGGTGACCTCACTGCATGTCAACAATGCGGTGATGCGTGCCCGGCCTGGCGATAAATATATTCTCGGCAAACCGTCGGAGCACCAAAAAATTGATCAGGCAATGTCGTCAGCGTTAGCGCATGAGGCGACATTGGATGCGTTGTCGGCTGGCGAATTTGTCGAAACCGAATCTAACTTTGTGTACTACTAACCCGTAGGGGGGCTGTTATGGACTCGACCGAAGCCCTGCGGTTGGTGAATCGGATGTACGCACGCTTGAACGGGCGTCGTCCCATTATTGAAAAGCGTGAGGATTATTACCAGGGCAAGCAGCCGTTGTCGTTTGCTACAAAGGAATGGCAGGCCGCGAACGCCGCCCGCTACTCCGGCTTTTCCGACAACTGGACGCGTCCCGTTGTGGATGCTGAGGCGGAGCGGATCAACCACACCGGTTTGCGCTTTGGGGATGACAACGACGCCGCGGCAAAACTGTTGTGGGAGTCGTGGTTGCGGAACGAAATGGAAATGCAGTCATCGCAGGGGTTCGTTACCTCGCTGACAACTGGACGTTCGTTTGTGATCGTGTGGGGCGGCGCTGATGGTGAACCGCGTTTGACGTGGGAGCACCCGTCGAGTGTTGAAATTGAGTACGACTTTGAAAACCCGATGGTTCGCAAGGCGGCGTTGAAAACGTGGGTTGACGAAACACACGAATACGCGACCTTGTACAGCCCGGATGAGGTTTACAAGTATGAGCGGGCACGCTCATTGCCGCACGATGAACGCCTGTCTCAGGCTGAACAGGCAAAGGTGCGATTCGCCAATGAGGGCGGTTGGACTGTGCGTGAGGTTCCGGGGGAGCCGTGGCCGATCCGAAACCCAATCGGTGCTGTGCCGGTAGTAGAGATTCCCAACCGGCCTTTGCTGGGCGGTGACCCGGTTTCGGAGATTCAGGGTGTCATGCCTATGCAGGATGCAATCAACCTGTTGTGGGCGTATCTGTTTCTTTCCGCCGATTACGCGTCTATGCCTGCCCGCGTTGTCTTGGGCGCATCCCCGCCAATGGTTCCCGTGCTCGACGTTGACGGCAAACGGGTCAGTGAACGTCCCGTGGATTTGAAAGACCTAGCCGAGAAGCGTTTGTTGTACATGAGCGGTGGGGACGCGCGCATTGATTCGTGGGAGGCCGCGAAACTTGACGTGTTCACGGAAACCATTGAGGTTGCCGTGGGTCACATTGCGGCGCAAACTCGCACCCCACCCACCTACCTTGTGACCCGTTCGGGAATGTCGAACGTGAACGGTGAGGGGTTGAAGGCGTCAGAGATTGGTTTGGTCAAAAAGACGTTGGAGTTCCAAACGTTTGCAACGCCGCCGATTCGTGAGGTGTACCGGCTGATTGCGTTGGCTCGTGGAGACTCCGGATTAGCGCGTCTCACTGGCCTTTCGACTATCAAATGGGCTGACCCTGAAATTCGGTCGGATGCTCAACTTGCGGACGCGCTCACGAAGCTGCGTGGCATTGGGTTCCCGTTGGGGTACATCATGGAGCAGTACGGGTTGAGTCCGTCGGAAATTTCACGCGTTCTGGATATGAAAGAGCGTGAGGATCGCGTGCTCATGGACTTTGCCGTGCAGGATGCCGTGGACGGTGTTGAGGTTGCAACCTAAACAGGTGGCCGATCAACACCGGGCGGCGCGGGCGGTGCTTGCTGACCGTGTGACGCGCGACTCGTTGGCCCTGTGGCGGCGAATGAACATCGTGGAACTGGATGCTTCCTGGAACACTATTGGCCCCGCTATTGGCCGCGTGGTGACGTTGGGGCAGGTCGATGCGGCACGGCAAACGGCCACGTTCATGCAGGGTGTTGAGCGGATCACGCCGACACGTTTTCCGGGCGTGGATTTGGCTGTTGAGTCGTTTGGTGGGGTCACGTTGGCGGGCCGAGATGTGACGGCGGAAGCGTTTGGCGCGGTGGCAACTACTAAGGGTTTGATTTCTCAGGGTGTGCGTTCCGGTGATGCGTTTCTACGTGGCGCAATGTCGCTGGCGGTGCTGGTGGGTGCGGCGGTGCAGGACATTGGGCGGCAGGCGGATATGACGTTGGCAACCGCTAAGGGGTTCACCTCTTATGTGCGTGTTGTGTCCGCTGGTGCCTGTTCACGGTGCGCAATTTTGGCCGGCAAAGAGGATTACCGCACACCATTTTTGAGGCATCCCCGCTGCCGGTGTACCTCGTTTCCTGTGCAATCGGACGGGGCAACACCGGACGGCATGTTCAGCAACTCTGGTGCCTATTTCGAGTCGTTGTCGCCGGGTGAGCAAAACCGCGTGTTTACCAATGCGGGCGCTGAGGCAATCCGTAACGGTGCCGATCCGTCAAAAGTTGTGAACGCTCGACGCGGCTATTTCGGTTCGAAACCTGCCGGTGTTCCTGTGCGGCGGTTGCGACCGGTGCAAATCGGCGTGCGCCCTGACGGGTCACCGTTGACCGTGTTTGCGACCGGTGAGGGCACGACGGTTCGTGGTGCGTTTGGTCGTGCGGAGACGCAGGCAGGCGTGGAGGCAACCCGTCAGGGCAGCTACAGACGAACAACGAGCTTGCGCCTAATGCCTGAGCAAATCGTGCGCATGGCTGGCGATAACCGTGAACGGCTCGTTGAGCTGTTGCAGCGGTACGGCTACTTGTACTAGCCGCAAAGATTTCCGCTCCATAGCGGGAGAAAAAGCACCGCAACGGTGCGCCAACCCAAAAGGAGCAATTCCTGTGGAAACTGACCTACCCGAAAAAGTCATTGACGAAATCACGCCTGACACGGACACCGCCGACTCTGAAATAGATGAGGCACCCGTTGATTGGCAAAACAAGTTTGAGGGGCAGCGGAAAGTCAACCGCGACCTGGAACGCAAATACCGGGAAGCGACTGCGGCAAGCGCAGAACGCGACGCCGCAGCCGCGCTCAAGGACAAACCCGCAGAGGAGCAAGCGTTAGAGGCCGCACGCGTTCAGGCTCGCGCCGAAGCAACGGCAACCTCAAACGCACGTCTTGTGAAGGTGGAACTGAGGGCGGCAGCGAAAGGCAAACTAGCCGATCCCGCTGACGCTTTGGCCTTCATCAATCTTGCAGATTTTCACGTAAACGATGACGGGGAAGTTGATTCCGCCGCGCTCGATGACGCCATAGACGAACTGTTGACCCGCAAACCCCATTTGGGCGCGGCACCCGCAAAGCGATTTGAGGGCACCGCCGACCAGGGGGCCAACCGAGTCAACGCACCGTCTCAGCTCACAGCACTTCAACTTCAAAGCATGACCCCGCAGGAGATCAACGCGGCACGCCGCGACGGTCGCCTCAAGTCATTGCTCAACCAGTAACTCTAACGAAAGGGCTAAATCATGGCCGTAACAAACTTCATTCCCGCCATTTGGTCGGCGGCGTTGCTTGAGGCTTTCAAGCAGTCAAACGTCATCATCCCGACCCTCAACCGCCAGTACGAGGGCGAACTTGCCTCCGGCAACAGTGTCAAAATCACTGGCATCACCACGCCGACCGTTCAGAACTACGCGACGACTCGCACTCTGACCATCAGCGAACTGTCTGACTCCACTCAGTCGCTACTCATCAACCAGGAAAAGGCAATTTCGTTCAAGGTTGACGACATCGACCGCGTGCAGGCCGCTGGCTCGTTCGAGCCGGTTACCCTCGACGCTGGCCGTGCGCTGGCTGAGGACGCTGAGGACTACGTGATTGCACAGCTCAAGGCCAACGGCACGTCGGCTGGCACGTCGGCAATCACCACGCCCGCACTCGCGTTCGCCGCGGTCGTGTCACTCCGTCAGGCACTCAGCAAAGCCAAAATTCCTGCGTCACAGCGTTACCTTGCCGTGTCGCCTGAGTTCGCATCTCTGCTGCTTGCTGAGGGTTCCAAGCTGACTTCGGTTGACTCGGCTGGCGCTGATGGAGAACTGCGCAACGGCGTTCTCGGGAACCTCATGGGGTTCACCGTGTACGAGCACCCGCAGCTCACCCACACCGCCAACCGTCCCGCCGCTATCGGCTACCACGGGCCGTCTGTTGGATACGTCGGACAGATTGCAAAGGTTGAGGGTGGACGTATGGAGGCATCTTTTGCCGACTACATCCGCGTGTTGAACGTGTTTGGTGCAAAGGTTCTGCGCCCGACCGGTGTTCAGACGTTCCTGCCCGCCGCGTAAGCAAACAATCTAGGAGTTCATGGTGGACGCATTCGCAACGTTTCAAGATTTACAAGCTCGGCTCAACCGTGAGTTCACGGTCGCTGAGCAGTCGTGGATCACGGTTCTGCTTGAGGATGCGTCCACCTACCTCCGTGACGATGTTTTAGGGTTGCAGGTTTACCCGCAATCCACGTCAACGGTTGAAATGTTCCCCGATGGGGGGCGGGTTGATATTCCAAACCCGCCTCTCATCTCCATTGGTGCGGTGACGCGTAACGGATCACCGGTTGAGTATGTGCGACGCCAGGGCACCGTCTACGTGCCCATAGAATATGTGCCCGAAGCGATTGGTTTGGGCGGCTACGTCGAAACCCCAATCTTGGTCACGTTCACGTATGGTTACGCGGTCGCGCCGGAGTCATTGAAGCGGTGGGCGTGCGTGCTCGTGTCGCAAGCCCTGCTGCCGTTGGAACAAAACTTGGGCCTTACTGTAGGCGGCCTTAGCTCTGTCGCGGTTGATGATTTCAAAGTGGCGTTTGCGGATGCGGGCGAAATGTCCGGCATTGCATTGTCTGACCGCAACGTTGCTTTGTTGCGGGAACAGTTCGGGGTCAAACAGTCTTACGTGGTCGGCACGCGGTGAGCATTGCCAACGGTGCAACGCGTATGGGCCGCAATCAGGCTGAGGCGTTGATGGGGTCGACGTGTACGGTCACGCAGGTTGCTACGGGTTCCATTGACCAGTCAACGGGATTGCCGACAACAACCACAACGGTTGTTTACTCGGGCAAGTGTCGCGTCCGTTGGGCGTCGGGCAGTGCAAATGAGGTGGACAGCGCGGGCCAAATTTTGGCCGTGCAAACGCCCACCGTGTCCCTACCCATTGACGGTTCCGGGTTGGTGTTGCCCGACATGGTTTTGACCATCACCGCAAACCCTTTGGACACGTCACTTCTTGGCCATGTTTTCCGCGTCAAGGGTGTGCAGTTTCAAACGCATTCGACGGCGCGACGGTTACAGGTGGAGGTGTTGTCGTGAGTGATGCAATCAAATTTGACTTTGCCGAGATTGGGCAACTGTCGGCTCAGCTTGGACAGCAGCCCGCGTTGACGGGTAAGAAGTTGCGGCAAGCCGTTGAGGTGACCGCGCGAAATGTGAAAGATGCGTGGAAACAAAAACTTGAGGGTGAGAACGGCGTACCGCACGCGCCCCGCTCCATCACCTACGACATCACCGCGAACCCTGGCGTGGTGTCCAAAATTGAGGCCGAGATCGGTTCGGAACGTGGACGGTTGCAGGCCGCCATTGTGACCGTGTTGGAGTTCGGTGCGCCGGGTAACAACTTGGCCCCACGTGGCTACGGCAACGGTGCTCTAGCCGACAACGAAAAAGACTTTGTGCATGGGCTTGAGGTTGCTGCGGAGATTTTGCTGTGAGCTGGGATGACACGGCGGCATTGCGTGCCCTCGTTGAATCGGTGCCCGCCCTTGCGTCGAAAACGTTTATTGTTGAGGCGAAAAATCCGCCCCCAAATGAGCATGTGAAAGTGTCTGTGCCCTACGCGGTGTTGTTTCCCGCGCAGGGTGTTGACGAGTCGGAGCGTGCCACCTCTCCGCGTAGCGTCACCCACCCTCAGTTCACCGGGTGGGTTGTTGGCGGTAGTGCTGAGCAGGCGGGCATTGTGCTCGATTTGTTGAAGGCCAAACTGGTTGTCAACGGGTCAGGTTTGCGTGTGAGCGTTGCGGGACGGTTGAACGACCGCGTGTTTTTTGAATCGCCCGTGGCGGCGCAGATTGACCGGTCGGTGACCCCGCCGTTGCACTATCACGTGTTTCGTGTGGGTTGGCGTTCGCAACCTGCCTGACCTGTCCCATTCAGACAGCCCTTGAAAGGGGTTCATAGTCATGCCTTATATCAGAGTGAAAAGTCCATCGACCGGCCATGAGTTCGACGTAACCGCGGAGCACGCAACCACACGCCCCGATTGGGACGTTGTTGACGGTGACCCGGTTGCCGTGGCTCGCGCCCCTCAGCACGGCAAACCATTCAAGGTCAAGCCGTTACCTCCAAAAGTTGAACCGGTGCCCACAAAAACGGTGCCCCGGTTCTCTCAAAGCTCAGCCCCTGCGGGGAACTGAAAACCCTCCGTAGGTCTTACGGAGTAAAGCCCCGCACGGGGCCACACGAAAGGAAACACAATGGCCCTGGAAACCACGCCCGCGAGCACTTCCACAGAAGATAACTACCGCATCAAGTTTGTGCCGACAATCGCCGGGGCGTCCCTTTCGGCGGCTGAGTGGACTGACGGAACCGACATCACTTACTCACTCACCCCCGACGGGTGGACGCCTACGCAGGATCAGGCCGTTGTCGCTGACGACCGTCTGACACTGGATCAGGCGTTGGAGCGTCCGGGCAAGAAAACCAAATCGTTGATGCTCAAGTATGTGGACGGTGCGGCGGGGGCCGTTGCCGTTCTCATTGAGGGCACAGCCGGTTTCATTGCCGTTCGTTCAATGGTTGCGAACAGTGAGACGGGTGCCGCCGCTCAGAAGGTTGTTGTTTGGCCGGTCACGTGTGGTGAGCAGATGGATGATGCGCCCGTGTCAAACGGTGTGTTCACGAAGTCGCAGAAACTGTTTGTGACTGGCCCTGTGACCCGTCAGGTGATTATCGCTTAGACGCGTTTTGACTGGTGGGGTGGGCGGATCGCCGTCACGCCTGCCCCACCTCAACACTGTTGACGGCGACGGCGAAAGGTACAACCATGAGTTTTCTTGATGATTTGGCTGAGCAGTCAACGGCACCCACCCCGTCGGTCGATGTTGACTTGACGTTGAATGGGAACTTGCACACGTTGCGGTTCAAGCAGATGAACGGGCTTGCGTGGGCGGCGGCAGCGGATAAGCACCCGCCGCGCCCTGACATTCCCATTGACCGGCGTTACGGCTACAACTTGCGCTCCCTCGTTCTCGCTGTTGCCCCCGATACGGGTTCACGTGTTGAGGGTGACGAGTTAGTGGCGTTGACTGAGGATGAGTGGCGGCAACTGTTCGCCGCGTTGCCCGGTGCCACGGTGGGCCGCATTTGTGACGCCGTGTGGGGGATCAACGAGTATGCGCCTGAGCAGGCGGTGGAGGCGGCAAAAAAAGCGCGCAGGCGTTTAGCCGCCAAATCGAGTTAGCAGAATCTTTGGGTGTTGCCCCCCGTCGCTTGTTCGGGTGGGAGCCTGCCGAGTTCACTGAGTACGTGTATGAGGGTGAAAAGTTGGTGGGTTCGGTAACTCGGCGTGAGGCTGAGTTTGACGCCGGTCAGGTTGCGTTGTTGTTGGCTCACCGACGGTTGCAGGCCGACCGTGGCCCGCACGGAATTTTAATGTCGGACGCGGTGAAATCAGAGAATCAATATCGGTTCAAGGTGTCACCGGTGCCGACCGTTGACCATGCGGCAAAAGCGTTGGCGGATACGCAAAAAGCGTTTTACGCAAAGTACGACAGGCCGGGTGAGCCTGCCGACCGTGCCGGGCATTTGTGGTCAGTCACTTTGCCGGATCTCCCGACGGAGTAGAAACCCAACCCGCCCAATGCCGGTTGGCTGAGTTGCCGAGATTGCTTCCCACCCGTGAGCAATCCACTCACGGTTCAGCTCGGCTGAAGCGAACTGTTCAACCTGTTCGCTCCTGGTTTCTTTGCCGTTGGTCGGGAGCCTTACAAATTGGTATTCCATACCGAAAAACTACCTGAATAGAGGCGACCGTGGCGGATAGAACAACAAAGGTCACTCTCATTGCGGAGGTCAACGGTTACGTTTCCGGCATGGAGCGTGCCCGCCAATCAACTTCCAACATGGCGTCCGACTCGCAGCAGAAACTTGCCCAGCAAAGCCAAGCGTTTCAGTCACTTGGTGTTGCGGCGGTAGCTGTGGGTGTTGTTGCCGCCGCCGCCGTCGGTTTGGCCGTGCGCTCGTTTTCAAACTTTGACGCGAAACTGTCGGAGATCAAGGCAGCAACAAACGAGACAACGGAAAACATCGACTTGCTTGGTGCCGCCGCGATTGAGGCGGGCCGGGTCACAGCGTTTGGAGCCGGTGAGGCGGCTGACGCCATCACCGAGTTGGCTAAGGCTGGCGTTTCCACCGCTGACATTCTCGGCGGTGCGTTGTCGGGTGCGTTGGACTTGGCCGCGGCGGGTCAAATTGATGTAGCGCGTGCGGCGGAAATTTCCGCAACGGCTATGACTCAGTTTGGTATTGCGGGGTCTAAGGTTCCCCACATTGCCGACTTGCTTTCTGCGGGTGCTAACAAGGCTCAGGGTGGCGTTGAGGAACTGTCGCAGGCGTTGAATCAGGCCGGTCTAGTCTCTGCCGCCGCGGGTTTGTCCTTAGAGGAAACCGTGGGCGGGCTTGCGGCGTTTGCGTCGGCGGGCCTGTTGGGTTCCGACGCTGGAACCTCGTTCAAGTCAATGTTGCAAAGACTCACCCCCGTTTCCGCTGAGTCAAAAAGGGAAATGGACAGGCTGGGCATTAGCGCGTTTGACGCTCAAGGTGAGTTCATTGGGCTAGAGGCTTTCGCGGGAAACCTGCGCGAGTCAATGGTCAAGTTGACGCCTGAGCAGCGGGCCGCATCTCAGGCAATCATTTTCGGCACTGATGCTGTGCGCGCATCAAACATTTTGTATGAGCAGGGTGCGCCGGGAATCGCCGCGTGGATTGCTGGCGTTGATGACTCCGGCAACGCCGCACGCACGGCAGCTCTCAAGTTGGACAACCTCAACGGTGACTTGCGCATTTTGCAGGGGTCGTTTGAGACGGCGTTGATTCAGGCCGGGTCGGGCGCAAACGAAGTGTTGCGGGAGATGGTGCAAACGGCGACGTTCCTGGTGAACTCGTTTGGTGATTTGCCGACTCCGGTTCTGGACGCGGGTTTAGCTATCGGCACGGTTGCCGCGGCGGTGCTGTTGGTTGGCGGTGGGGCGCTCATAGCGGTGCCGAAAGTAACCGCGTTCAAGTTGAGTCTTGACGCGTTGAACGTTTCGGGTAAGGCGGTTTCGGTCACACTCGGTGCGGCAACCGTTGCGTTGGCCGTGGTCACCCTGGCGGTTGGCGCAGTGTTTCAGGCTATGGCTGATCGAGCGCAAACGGTGGACTCGTTCACCAACTCACTCGACACGTTGACGGGCGCAACGACTAAGTACACGCGCGAACTTGTGCAGCAACAGTTGGAGTCCGGCGACGCGGGCAAAATTGGCGACATGCTTGGGTTGACCACCAAAGAACTTACAGATTTGACGATGGACGGAACGGACGCAATCAGTGCGTTTGTGAAAGAACAACAAGATTCCAACTCAACAAACTCCGAAGCGCGTTTGCTCTATCAGGGGCTTGGCGTGGAGTTGGACACCGTTGCCGGGCAACTGCAAAAGGCTGAGGACAGCGCAAAGGAAAACCGGCGCGCGACGTTAGCCGCAACGGAGGCGACGGACGAAAACGTGGAGGCACTAGCAACCCTCCAAGGTCAAGCCGCCGCAAGCACTGATGAGATTGATGCGCTGGCCGCGGCAATTCGCGGGTTCGGTTCGACAACTCTCAACGTGCGAGATGCGCAACGGCAGTTTGAGTCGGCAATTGATGACGCAACCGCCGCCGTTGTCGAAAACGGGGTGACTCTTGATAGGGGCACGGAGGCGGGCCGCGCTAACGAAGCGTCGCTCGATGCAATCGCAAGCTCAGCTCTAGAGGCAGCCGCGTCCATTTTTGAGAAAACCAAAAGCGAAGAGGATGCGACGGTTGCGGTTGAGGCTGGCCGGGCCGCTTTGATTTTGCAACTTGCGCAGTACGGCATTGTTGGGGAAGCAGCGGAGCTTTACGCTGACAACCTGGGCCTCATCCCGGAGAACGTGTCAACCTCAGTGACTTTGACCGGTGCGGAAACTGTAGAGGCGGCTTTGTCGCAGTTGTTCAGAAACCGGGGCGCGATTATCGCCCGCGGCTCTACGGGCGTTGGCAACAACAACAACCTGCGTGCCCGCGAAAACGGCGGTCTTGAAGAATACGAAAACGGCGGAATGCGTGAGGGCATTTACCGTGGCAGGCCGGGCGGGATCATCAAGTTTGCTGAAGAAAACACGCGGTGGGAAGCGTTCATTTCCGGCAAGCCCGGGCAGGAGGCCCGCAACCGTCGCATCCTGCTTGACGCTGGGCAACGGTTGGGGATGCTCGTACCCGCATCAGCTCCGATGGGTGGACAGATGGGGCAAATGCCGGGTTCGGTCGACCAACGCACCGTAGTCACCGTCAACGGCAACGTCGGGTTCGACCCGGCGCAACTGGCCGCGGAACTTGCCGTGCAGAAACGCAAATCTATTGCATTGTCAAACATTCGAGGGGTGGGTGTTGCGTGACCTCGTTTGAGTGGACTGGCGTCAATGGTGTTGTGTGGGATTTGGGTGCCGGGCCGGTGTCGTTGGCTCCTGGAATTATGGGACTCGGTTTGCCGGGTACGGATCAGTATGTGCGGTCGTCGTCGGCTTTGGATGGGCAACGGTTGACGGGTTCGCGTACTCAACCGCGACGCGTGTTTTGGCCGTTGGCTATTCGTGGCGCGAATGCTGCGGAATGGTTGACGACTTCGCGTGCGTTCTTTGCCGGGTTGAGTGCGGATAGGACGGGCACGTTCAAGGTGACCGCGAATGACGGGCAGGTTCGTTCTATTCCGTTGCGGTTGTTGTCTCAGGATGAGCAAGTGTTCGACGCTGACCCGGATTTGTTTGCCCGCGAAGTTGTGGGTGTTGATTTGGTGGCTGATGATCCGTTTTGGCGTGGCCCTCAAGTGTTGCAAACGTTTCAGACGGCGGAGGATGAGCAACCGTTTTTCAACGCGACGGGTACGCATGTTCTGAACTTGATGAGCAGCTCCACCACGGCGTCCGCGACTGTCACCAATCCGGGTGAGGTGGATGCGTGGCCGTTGTGGACTGTGACCGGCCCGGCAACGTCGTTCACGATTGGTGTTGGGTCAACGGTTATTGCGGGAACGATTGCGCTGCTTGAGGGTGAGTCGGTGCAGGTGAACACTGATCCGACTGTGCAGGTGGCGCGAAAGATTGTGGGCGGAGTGTCTACAGTGTTGCCTTTTTCGGCGTTCACGTCAATTCAGTTCGCGCGTGTGCCGTCAGGTCAGTCGGTGCCGTTGACGGTTGAGATTCAGGGTGCCGGTTCTGTGTCTGTTCAGTTTGATCCAGGTTTTCGGAGGGCGTTCTGATGGAGTCACCGTTTCGTGTCACCGTTTTTGGTAAAGATTTCAGCGTGAAGGGCATTCTCGGCAATCCGTTGTCGCAGTCGTACACGGTGCGGTTCAACGCGGTGGGTACGGGTGAGTTTGAGGTGTCGGCTACGGATCCCATGCTCCAGTTTTTGTATGAGTCGGGTGCTCGCGTGCGTGTCACTTATAAGGGTGCGCATTTGATGTCGGGGCCGGTGTTGCATCCGTCGGGTGATTTCAACGCTGACGGTGTGGTGCGGTTTCAGGTGGAAGATGACTACCGAATTTTGGTCAACACCCTGGCGTGGGTGAGTCCTGGTGGGCCGCTCACCCCAACCGAGCTGACTTCTACTGTGCCGCAGTCGTGGGCGCAAGCATGGTTGCCGGGCGGAGGTTCTGACGCGGGAGCTGATGGGACAACGCAAGGCCAGTTCGGGTACTACCTCTGGCCTAACGGGTCGGCTGCATCCGGTGGCGTTGTGGTGAACACGGCGGAATCTGCAATCAAAAATCTCATCAGCCGAAACGTCGTATCTAGGTTGGGCCGACCGGTCACTGTGGCAACCGACTTGGAACGTGGTGGTGATGCTCGTGCGGCTGGCGTGTTGCCGCTCGTCCGGTTTAGTCCTGTCGATGAGGTGGTTGCGCCACTGTTGGACTGGTCAGGTCTTGGCTTGCGGCTGACACATGACGGGCTGGCGGCGACGATCACGGCTGACGTTTTCGTGCCTACCGTTCACCCACAAATTCTCACCGTCCAGTCGGGGATCATTCAGGCGGGCGTGTGGGAGAAGGAAAACCCGACGGCGACGCGAATTGTTGTGGGTGGGCCGGGTGAGGATGTTGCCCGCGCTTTTTGGGGTGTCAACTCTTTGCCCCTCGAAACGGAGTTCGGTGATGTGGTGGAAGTGTTCAGGGATGCGACCGGCGCAAATCTTCAATGGCCTTCAACGTTGGCTGAACTGTTTCATGTTGCAAAGTATTTTCTGTTGCGCAGTGAAGTGTCAGCGGGCAGTAAAGCCGTGTTTACCGCATACCTGAACGCTGCGGCGAATAAGGGTTTGGCGGAGGGTGCCCCAAAGTCGGGGCTGTCTCTCACCCTGTCAGAAACGGACTCCTTTTTCTATGGGCCGGGTGGTTACCGTGAGGGTGACATTATTACCGCCCAATCTAACGGCGTGAATTTCACTGACCGCATTACCGAGTGTGAGCTGTCGGAGTCGGTCACTTCGGGTGTCATCGTGCGTCCGCGTGTTGGTGGTCGTGCTGACGATCCTGACACCATTTTTGCTGATGCTATAAACCGGTTGTCTCGCGCTCAGCGGCGACTTTCGACTGACAAGTAAGGGGCGCACATGTCTTTGATCAATTCGGGTTTTGATGGAACGGTGACGGAGCGCGACTTTTCTCGCATCATGCGTGGCGCGGGTGTGCGCGATGCTGTGGAGACTGCGGCGGCGTGGAATGTGACGCAGGGCACGGGCCGTCAAGTGTCTGTTGCGCCCGGTGTTGCGTATGCGGCGGGTGTTGTCTCCGATTCCGGCGTGGCGATTCTTGCAGCTCTACCCACCCCGGTGAATGGTCAGTGGCATCTTGTGGTGCGGCGTATCAACTGGGCGTCGAACACTGTGACGGTGGCAACAATCCCACACACGACGACCACGACGACCATTCCGACGGCACCGCCTGCCGGGTTTCCGGTGTTCAACGACAACACGGGCGTTTTGGTGGATCAGCATTTGGCGTGGGCGTGGGTGCGATCAACAGACACTGCGGTGGCTGTGTTTGATTTGCGCAACGTTCAGGGCGTGCAACGGACGAGTGTTGTGGTTGCTGATTTCACCGCGTTGGCGTTGTTGCCTGCTGGCCCTCGATTTGTGGGTGAGCAGGCGTTTGTTGTTGAGGGCGAAGTGTATATGTCGTGGACTGGCACGGTGTGGCGGCAAGTGACGACGGCAACTTTTGCGTCAACTGGTGCGCGTGATACGGCGTATGCAAAAGCGAGCGCGGCGTTTCGGATAGCGCGAGTACGCGCCTTAGACGCTGCCTCAAATACGGAGTTCATTTGGACTGGCGCGGCGTGGGTTACAGGGCCAACCAACCTTTCGAGGCAAACTTTTACCGGGCCAGTGGTTCCTACTTCCGGTGTTTTGAACGTCGCGCAAACATTGTCAATTCCGGCTGTCCCGTGGCCGCGCACATTGCATTTACAGGCGGCGCAGACAATCAGTGGAGGTACAACAGGTAACGCGTCGGTCAGTACGTCCTTTTCTGTCACCGCTGGCACGCTAACCCCTTTGTCGCCTTTGACAGTGAATCTTGTCAACAACTTTCTAAACAGGGTAACGACTAGCGCTTTTCTGCAACTCGCTGCTAACACTGCATCCGTCGTGACGTTGGTAATCGGAGGCGGCGGCGCAGGGATAGCACTTTCCTTCTCTAACGGCTCCATCGTTGCCATCGCGCCTGGGCCGTAACCATTGACCGGTAACAACAATCGAAAGGGGCACTAATGGGCGACACCGACGAGCCAAAAGTTGAGGCGCTTGCGTAATGCCATTTCATCCGGCACCGAACCGCCCGCTCACCTCCCCGTTTGGGCCGCGCATTAACCCGATTACCGGCCTGCCACGTCATCACAACGGGGATGATTTCGGCGGCACGTTCGACGTGTTGTATTACGACGACGGCGTAGTCATCTCGGCAAACTTCACCGGCGACAAAACCTTTGGCTGGGGTCATCGTGTGGTCGTGCAGCACGGGCCGAACTTGCGCACGTTGTACGCGCATGGGCGTGAGGCGGCACCGGTGAAAGTCGGGGATCGTGTGCGCGGCGGGTCGAAAGTGTTCACGTCGGGTACGACCGGCGCGTCTACTGGCGTTCACCTGCATTTCGAGACGCACGTTCTACAGCGCGGCCTGTATTGGGCACCGGTCAACCCTGCCGGATTCTTTGCTGCCTTCGCTGGCGGCACGAGCACGCCGATCACACCGACCAGCAATCAGGAAGAGGATGAAATGAAGATTATTGCCCCGTTCGGTGGAGACGCACGCGCTGTCATCGGCCCTGGAATTGGTCACGCTTTCGGAGATCGCGGCTCCTACCTACATTTCTGCAACGTGTGGGGGTTGAACCCGGAGACACCGCAAGTTGTCGGCGATGCTGGGTTTGGTAAAGACAATGCGCTTGCACTGTTTCACCAAATTGTTGCCATGCACACACCGCCCGCCGCGCCGGGACAGTTGAGTGCAGCCGCTGTCACCGCCGCTGTCACTGCCGCGTTAGCCGGGGCAAGCATTCCAGCAACCGTCGACACTGCCGCCATTGTGCGAGCTGTGGAAGCATCCCTTGCTGACGACTTCGCCCGCGTCAACGCCAACGTTGATCAAATCCCACTCAGCTTCACCATCACCGCTAAGTAACCCTTCCTAGTCCCGGAGGGGGGCCGACGTGAGCACAGACATTGTGGCGACGATGAAACCGCAAGACCAAATCATTTACCTACTCGGTCAAATCCAGGGAGAAGTGAAATCACTCCACGCAAGTGTGGAGGCGGGGAATTCACGTCAAGCGTCCATCAACGCGTCCACGTCGGCAGACATCGCCGGACTGCGCACACGCATTGAGGAACACGGGGAACTGCTTGCCGTGTTGAAAGCTCACGCCGTCCCGCGCATGACGTGGCCGCAACTCGTCACCGGGTTTGCGGCTGTTGGTGCGCTGATTCTTTCCATCCGCACGTTGTTCCCCGTTGTTTAGAAAGGCATCCGATGATTCAGGAATATGCGAAGTTCGTTGCCGCCCTACTCGGTGCAGTCGCCGTGTCGTTTGCCGGTTTGATCCCGGAAGCGTATGCGCCGTGGATTCAAGCCGTCATCGCGTTGGCTGCTGCCGTGTCCGTGTTGGTTATCCCCAACCGTCCGCAGGTGTCGGAGTGAGCGGCGACAAGGTGGGCGAATACACGTGCCCCATTGATCCGGCTGACCAGACGCATTGTGATTCCTGCCAGTAAGTAACTGAAACCAAAGTGGCCCCGGCCTCACTTCCCTTCACGGGTTGTGGGTCGGGGCCGTTTTTTGCGTGCCCGGAAGGTTACGCGGCAACACTCACCCGAAAACGGGTGTCTTTTGACATAGACGGTGCGCCCTCAACGGTCACCTTCACACGCCCAGACTGTGCAGGAATCGGCAACCCACCCAACGCGTGCAACCCGTCACGTTTCCGCTGCGCACTCACCCCCGTATAAATTTGCGTCGTCGCAACCGATTCGTGCATCATCAGCTCAGCAATCACCCGAATGTCCACACCCTGCTCCACCAAGTCAGTACCGAACGCATGACGCAACGAGTGCGGGGTGAGGCGTGGGTCTTGAATGCCTGCCCGCCGTTTCGCGTCGGTGATTTGGTCGGTGACGGAGCCGGCCGAAATGTGGCCGGGCCGACCCAACCGAGCCGGGAACCAATACGCATCCGCTGGCATGGTTTTAGCAATCTCCGCAATAACCGGATGCAACGGCAACACGCCATCCTTAGACCCCTTCGCCACCGTGCGAATGGTGCCCGCGAGCAGGTCAATGTCTGCCCCGTGCACACGAGCGATGGAGGACACCCGAAACCCTTGGTAGTAGCCGAGGAGGATCATTACCCTCGTGCGTTTGTATGCGCCTGTGGTGAGCATGGCGTGAATGTGGGCACGCGTGAACGGGCGTGGCGTGCCTTTCGGGGCGGTGATCTTCGCCAAACGCGCTGTTGGGTCAACGTCAAGATGTCCCTCCTCAACGGCGAAAGAGTAGAACGCGCGAAACACGGTCAGCTCAGTACGTCGTGTACCAATGCTGATGCCGTCACGCCCTAAATGTGCGCGCAAATCTGCCACTTGCACTTCCACCAGGGGAAGGCGGGCGGCTTTGTGCAGGTTCGTGAGAATACTCGAACGGTTGCGAATGGTCGTTTCCGCTAATCCTTTGGCTCGTTGGTAGGAAACAAAAGCGGCGATAACGACAGGCATTCTGTCATCTGACCATATTTCACATGCTCGCGCATAGGCCGACTTCGGTGCCAGGTTGCTAGGCATGAGTTACGCGGTGGGGCGCAGTTGATGCACGGTGGCTAAGCCCCGCGTTTTCACCGAGGATGTCGGGGGTTCGAGTCCCTCAGGGCCCACTGAGATGTAGCGCGAGTAGAAGTCGCCGGGCGTTAGCTTCAACGAGCGGGCGATGCTTTCGAGTTCATCGGCCAGAAATGGCGCCTTGCCTCTGAGCCGTTCGCCCATCGATGACGGGCTGACGCCGATCTTGAGGGCAATGTAGCGGGCTGAGCGCCCGTCTTCCTCGATGAGCGTTTTGACGAACTGCCCGCGGGCCCGGCGCAAGATGTGTGCCGCGTCTGCTATCTGAGTGACGTTGCTTTGACTGTTCATACGTTCAGTGTACAGATTTCCGGTCATTCCGCAAGGGTTCAGCAGGCACTTCGTCAAACATAACGGCGACACGCCGCTAAATGGGTTTGCATGTGTGCGGTATTCCGTGCATCATTCACGGTATGACAGATAGAGCGAACAGCATCGCCAACAAGGTGCGCGGCGTTACCGCAGAGAAACGCTACTCGCAACTCCGCGTAGCGCAGGCTCTCGGCATCTCCCGTACGAGTGTGGTTGAGCGCTTCAATGGCCGCGTCCCATTTACCGCCGAGGAGCTACTGACTCTTTCCATAGAGCTCGACGCTCCGATTGACCGCTTCTACCCAACGCCCGCCGAGCTTGCCGAAGTTACTCGTAAGGCGGCAGCCGCATGACTGGCGACATGGCTGCCGATCCGATCGTACTGATCGTGGTTGCGGGCATCGCCTGGGCCGCGTATTTCATCGTCGCGTTCGTGCAGGCGCGGGGTTCGAAGTGACCGCGCTAACGGTCGTGTTGTGGGTGTTCGTGCTCACCGCGCTGGCCGGGATCTACGTCGCCGCGTGGGGGCTTATCCGGTCGCTGCCGGTCGCGCTCGAACCCGTCGAGGAACTAGCCGACGTGCCGCCCGCCGTCGAGGTGGACTCCACACCGTTCCCCAACTTGTTTCACAAAT